TGTATCACCACCTGTAACCGCAAGTCCTACATCATTACCCGTAGCTGCATTTGTTATCTCTAGCTCATTTACTGCACTAGTTGTTTGTTGAAAAATTATTTGTTCGTTGCCATTTGCATCAGCAATAAAACCAGCATCAGCGATTCTAGGTTTAGTCAATGTTACAGCACTGACAGTACCACCTGCAATTGTAGCTGAGTTAGCAATACTACCTGTAGTCGTAGCTCCATTAATAGTTGGAGTTGTCAGTGTTTTGTTTGTAAGTGTGTCAGTTGAAGATGTATTAATTATACCTGTGTCAACAATATTTGTACCATCTGCAAATAGCACTCTAACTGATTTATCAGCAGCAACAAAAGTATATCCTGTGCCACTAGCTGTTTTAAATTGAACTGTAAAAGAACCAGTAGTTCCATTTGAAACGATGTAAACTTTTTCCATACTATCAGGAACAGTAACGATTCTATTTCCTGTAATTGTTCCTGTTAGTTTAACAACCATATTCCGTGCATTAGAAGCTGCACCATCTGACATTGTTAGTGCAGTTGTTCCTGCACCACCAGCAATTGATACCTCTTCGTATCCTGCTACTGCTTGTTCTACTAATTGTAAATTTGTATTTGTTTTATCACCCCAAGTACCTGCGTTCTCACCTGTAGCTTGAAGTTCTAGTTTTAAACTTGTTGAAAATGTTGATGCCATTTTTTATCCTATTTAAATTGAATTATAAATCATTTATGCCGCTCTATCAACCTCTGTCCAGTTAACTGATGTACCCACATCAACCTCTGCCCAATTTATTAAATTAATAGATCCGAGAGAAGCTGTAATATCAAATCCTGTAACAGCCATCTCAACATTAGCAAATGTGGTAACAGAACCCATCGCTGTTGTTAAGGCAACTCCACTTGGTGATTCAATACTATCGTTAAAAAAGTTAATTGACCCTAAAGTCATTGTGGAACTTAGTCCACTTGGTTCAGCTACAAAATCTGTAAAACCTACTGCTGTTCCTAAAGATGAGGCAAGAGCTATGCCCGTTGCTTCACCAACAGTTGTTTGTGTAAAACCACCTAAATTAGTTGTAAGAGCTAGACCAGAAAGCGATATTATTTGATCGCCTTGTAAACCCCAAAGACCCGTATTCCAGGTAAGCTGTCCCCATCCGTTGGACATATTTTACTCTATGTAACTCTTAAAATAGCTGCACTAGCAGTAAAAGCAGGAAACTGAATTGTAAATGTTCCGGATGTAGCTGTCTTATCACCTCCAAAATCTAAAACACACACAGCAGGATCACCTGATGCTGTATCATTATAAATCAATGCTCCACGCGCTGTTAGTGTAACACCTGTAAAAGAACGATCTGCAAAATCAACAATAGCAGTATTAGTTGATAATGATGTTCCACCATTTACAAGAGCACCGCCTCCACTTGTATATTGACCTGAGTTTGAAACTTGTGCGTCAGTGGTAAAACTTGTTGTAGATTTACCTAAAACAGCACTGTTTGTATACAGTGATAATTTAAATGAATTACCACCAGTTTGTTTAAAATTATGTGTTCCTTCAAAAAGTTCTTTTTTAAAAGAATTACAAATTACACTAGTTGTTATTGCCATAATATCTCCTTAGTTAGGGTGAGGGTGATTGAATTGGAACTCTAGGGACTCCTTCTTCATACTGCCCTCTACGTCGTTGCCCCATTTGTTGTAATCCAAATGCTGTAACTTCTTCATTATACTTGTCTAAATAGAGTTTGTACATATCCATGGGTCCTTTTAGATAAGAAAAACACTCGGATAAAACACCATGTAAAAGCAATGCATCTTGATATGTAGATAAAAATGTACTGTTTGATGATGTAAAATGTGGTGGATCAATAATGTAATTTATTTGAATTGTATACGCCTGATCAGGTGTTGGTGCCAAAACAATATTTTGATCATCCCAATTTGCATAATATTTAGGTGTAGCGTTGGTTTCACTTGGATTAAATTCAGAAATAAAACTTGTATCTCTTTTTTCTAAAAAATCTCTTACACCAGAATTTATTATCTGCACAGAACGTAAATATATTAAATCAGAGGGCATACTTAAATATCTTTGTGATGCAATTGTAGATGTAGTTGCATACTTCCTTAGGTCATCGTAATCAACTTTACCTGCGATATCTAGTTCTACATTTCGTATAAACTCATCTAATAATGTATCTGATAAAACATTACTATCTACTTCAGTGTAATTACGAACTTGTGTTAAAAAACTTGCGTGTGATATTGCCATAATTTAATCCTCAACGTTTATAGTCCACCCCATCGCTGAGTGGTTTTGACAATAATAATATAATGTAGGAGCATCACTTGCGACAGTAATTTGTGTATAGGCCCCACTTTGTCCAGGAACTCCGTTAGTTGCTACTCCTACTGTATATTCAGTACCTCCACCATGTGTTCCATTTGCTGTTGCACTTATTCTTAAAGGGTGATTATCATTTGATGAATCGCTTTGATCAAAACGATAAGTTTTACCTCTTTTGAAAGTTAATGTTACATCAGCAGTTGCAGTAGATCCATCTATAGCAAATTTATTGGTCGATCCCACGTTATGATACGGATGGTTAGAGGGATTACCTCCCACTACAGTGACAGCAAAAGTTTGAGTTATAACAAGAGCATCGACAGTGACACTACCGACCACAGCAGTTAATTCTCTTTTTCTATTTTCAGCAGCCCCATCATCAGGCACCATACTACCATATTGAGGCGCAGCATCTGTGCTAGTTTGTGATATTGATCCGTCTGTACGAAAGGCAAAATCACCTGGTAAACTTAAATTTACCACTGCTTGACCACCTCCACCTGAATCAGTTACTGTTTGATCTACTGTAGGGTCATTTATAAAAGGTTGTGTGGGTTGTTGAAACTTTTGACTTCTTGCATTTGCAAGCGCAATAGCATCAGCTGTAATATGTTTTCTTCTTATTTGTGGTTGTTTGCCTTCGTATTCTGATTTATGAACAAAAGATCCATTCCATTCTTTAACCATTTCATTGTAAGGAAATGCCATACCAGATCTATCAGAAATAGCTTTTGCGTATTTACCTCTTGCGTATGCCATTATTTAACACCTCTAAAATTTTTACCTCTAATTGCTTTACCTTGCCCTTTTACTTCACCGCCCTCACTCATAGAATATTTTGCATACGGATTAGTAAAAGATTTATTCATACCTAAATTAGCATAAACATTTTGACTAGAAACTTTTTCTTTTGATTCATTTGAATACAAATTAGAATACATGTTTCTATACTTATGACGTGTTCTAAGTCTATCTAACGCAGCAGATTGTCTATCATATTCTGTGTCACCTGCTCTTTGAGGACGTGTAGTTGTTTCAGTAATTTTTTTTGTTCCTTGCTGAATATACCTTACTCCACTTGGACTAGTATAAAATGCACTTGTTGCCCCTATACCACCACCAACGGCAGGGCTAAATTTACTGCCCTCTGGTAATTTTGTTGTAGTTCTAGCCACACCTGGTCTACTTCCTGGTAAACCTTGTACACCAGAACGTCCTTCGTAATAACTGTATACAGGCACTGTTTTTTGCCTAGACTGAGTCAGTGTTAAACCAGACAAATCTTTTTCTGCTTGTGCAATTTCTTTTGATAGATTTCTATAATAACCTGTAGTTGGCCCGTAAGATTCTGTATCTAATTTTCTATATTGATAAGTCGGTGTAAATGTTTTAGATTGTAAACCTTTTTGAACCTCAGCAAATTGTGCATCAGTTGGTTTTGCATATTGTTTTTCAATGTCACTAATATAAGCTTGTCGCATAGCTGTTGGCATATTCATTGTAGCTTTATATTGTTGACCTGCTCTAGTATCAAACGTTTTTTGATCTTGACCCGATAATCTTGATCTATAATTACTTATTGTTTGAAATAACTCAGGTCTACTTTGCTCAAGTGCACTTAAATAACCACCACCTTGCATTTTAGCTAATCGCATGGTTTTCATTAAAAAACTCCTTTAAACTTATTGCCTTTTATAGCAGATCCCATACCTTTAGCCATACCACCCTCATTCATTGGTGTATATTTTTTATAAGGGTTTGTAACGCTAGCTTTCATATTTTGTCTTTCGTAAATATCTTTCTTTTTTTTCTTAGCTTTTGTAGGCATAACAATTTGATAAATAGGTGTAAACTTTTTTTGTGATAATTGCTCTTCAATCTCACTTTGTTTACTTGGGTCAGCAAATCTTTCTTTTTGTTGTTTAAAAAACTCTGTTTGCATATCTTCCGGCATATTTTCTACAGCTGCTGCCTGACGAGTTCCAAATGAAACTAGACGAGCGGCTTTTGTCGGATCTTTTTTTTGTAACCTGTCATACAAAGATTGTAAATTATCAGCGAAACCTTGATCTCTGGCTCTTACTTTACCAATCAAAGCTCCTATACTAGCATTCTGAACACGCATATTTTTCATAATTAAACCCCCCTTGGAAAATAAGTTTGTGGTGTTATGTAAACAGATGTTCTCTGCCCATCTTCATTTAAAGCTCTGGATAGCTCATCTTCATAAACTAATTTGTTTTGTTGTGTAAGTTGTGGGTTTACTTTCATACTTATATAGTATGCAAGTCCCGCAACCATACAAGGTATAAATCTAAAGACAACATCAGCTTGGTTTGTGTAAGCACCAGAATCCTCGATTCTTTTCAAATAGTAATATTTTATATAAGTGTATGTTGATGCATCTGGTGTTTGATACAAAGTTATTGTCGGTGTTGTTTGTCTATCTACATAATATTGTGAAGGCTGTCCTTTTGAACCTTTATTTGGTAAAGCTGCATATTCACTTCTACTTATTTTTGTTAATGACACATCGTTTGTTGTGGATGTTGTTCCTGTTGTTGTACTTATGTAAGCCTCTAATATATCATTTGCATTCGTCGGAGCTGTGTAAGTCGCTGTTCCATTTGTCAAGAGTTGTTCTTTTAATTCTACCTTCCAAAGATGAACGCCTCGGTTTCCCCATTCGCTGAAAAGAATATTTAAACTTCTTCTTGCAGATTTTAAATCATACCCCGAATTAGTTCTTGCACCACATCTTTCATAAGCCTCTTGTATTATATCGTCTATATCTAGATCGAATGTGGTTGTTCCTGAAGTTGCCATAGTTCATCCTAATAAATTGGTGTTTTCTTTTTAAAACCACCTTTTGCCATACCTATACCTCTAATTTTTTTTATAGCACTTGTTATGCCACCATCTTTCATGTTATTTTCTTCTCTTAATATTTTAAAATCTTCAGCATCAATTCTATTATTTTTATTCTTATCTAATTTAGCTTGACCACCAATTAAAAATTTATCTTTGTTTTTATTTTTCATCTTTTGTTTTTTTATTGCTTCCTCTTGAACTTTAGTTGCAGATTCATTCAAACCAACAGGTCTACCTAAAAGTTTTGAAAAGTATTGTGAAACAGATTCTGCTGCTTTTTTTCCTGCTTTAATTTTACTCATAACAACTCCTTAAATTACAGTATATCTTGATAATAAGTTTCAATCAACATGCCCTTACTTGCAAAGGTTTTTACATTTGTAGGTTTACCACCCACTCCTTGAGCTTTTGCTCTTTTACGTTTTACCGCACTTCGTCTTTGCGATTCAGACATTCTTCTTGCCTTAGCTAGTGGTACACATTTAGGATATTTTCTTTTCTTGTCGGCTTTTAGTTTACTACGACCACATTTAGCATAGGAACCATCAGCTTTTTTTGAACCAATGTCCACCCACTTTTCAGAAAACCATTTTTTTAAACCACTTTTTGCCATATTAATAAATAGGTGTTTTGTTTTTAAAACCTTTCAGTGCCATTCCACCAATACTTTTTTTTATTGGAGTTTTTCGACCTTTTCTTGACGGAACAGGAGGCTTATCTGCAGGACCATGTATATCTGGATCGTATTCTTGAAATTCAAAACCATCATCTTTTGAAGAGGGTATATCGTCAACATTGTTATCTTTATTAAATTTTTTTACTGCTGCATCAAATTCTTTTTTACTACTATACCCATCAATTCTACCTAAAATAGGATCAATAAAAAACTTCTTAATACCACCAGCAGCAAATTTTGGCACTCCACCTTTTTTATATTTTTTACCTCTAGGTGGTCTTCCAAGAACAGTGCTATCAATCATATCTTGTATTCTGCTCTCAGTTTCTTGTTCTCTTTTCAACCTTTTTTCAAATTCTTTCGTAAAAGTACCTTTTTTTTCATAAATTTTATCTCTATATGCGTCAAAATCACTTTCAGTTTCAAACTTTAATGCACCAGTTTTTGACCTTTTGCCTTTAGCTTCTTTTGCTTCTTGTTTTAGTATACCTTCTTCAATTTCTCGATCTCGTTCTTTAGCCTTAATCTTTTTACGATTTTTTTCTATAAACCTAAGTAAATCAAGTGACTGTTTAAATGGCATATTATTTTCCTATAGTAAATCTTTATAGTAGTCTGATGCAGAAGCATTGCTTAACATGTCACCATCAACATCAACAGATATAGGTGAACCCATGACACTGTGACCACCGACGTTACTAAAGCCACCCTCTGCTTTTTTAAATCTACTTTCTGATGCTCTTTCTGCATCAGTTTTACCAAATTTAAGACGTTTTTTCCCTTTGTCTTTACCATAAACATCTTCCATTTGTAAAACGTCTGTAAATGGATTTGGGTATGTAAAAGTTACTTCAGTATCTTTGCCTTTTTTGTAAGTAACTGGCCCCCTTTTTTGTTCCTGTTTTCTAATTCTTCTACCACGATAATCAGCCATTGCCTCACGTCTTCTGTTTGGGTCTTTTAAATCATCTAAAAAAGAGTAATCATCTTTAATTTGTTTACCCTTATTTGCTTTTATCATTGTACCTTCTTTAGCAGGTTTAGGTCCTTTAAAATCTTTTCGTTTTACACCACTAGGGTCTTTAATTTTACCTGCACAAATCTTAGATGCATAGGCATTTGCATAAGCACTTGGGTAAACCTTAAATTTTCTTTTTGCGGCAGCTTTGCCTCTTGGACATAATTTGGTCATTTAAAACTCCTTATAATTTTTATTTTGTGTTCATTAGCACAAATAATATCAACTTGTTTATCAACCTCATCAATTATGTTTGGATGTTCGCCTATGCCAACAGAGTTAGTTAAGTAAATCATAATTGTAGCAGCTGCCCTTTCTATTTGTGCTTCGTAACTTTTTACTAAAGCGTTAATAATACCATCTTTCATTATAATAACACCTTTCTTTTCTTTTTTCTAGTCTTTGCAAACTTACGTTTTTGAGGACCTTTTGTCACTTGTTGACGCATTTGACTTCTACTCATAACCATGGCATATACCTCGTTTTATTGTTTTTATCTTTATCAGCTAGTAAAGCTTGTTTTCTAGGATTATCACTAACATAAGAAACATGAATCCATCCACTTCTGGGTCCTTCTGATTCTTTGTAAAACTCTAATATTAACTGATCGTAATCAAGATTATTTTTTATCCATTCAGCTACAACTTTATTATCCAAGTTCATAACTTCAATATCTGCTGCTTGACCTTTTGCATGTTGTGATTTACCTGAACTACCGATTGCTTTGCATAACTTCACTGATCTGTATCCTGAATTTATTATTACAGGTTGTTTAAACCTATCCCTAACTCTTTGTAAAACATTTTCGCAAAGATTTTTAAGATTAAATATTTCTTGTGAGCTTGGTGTATTGTTAATACCAAGTCGCATGGCTGTTTGTGATTTAACTAATTCATTAAGAGAAAAATTTTTTGATAATTGCATCGTAAAATATATCTATTGGTAAACTAAAAAGCATCCAAAGACCCCATATTGAAATAAAGAAAATAGTTCCAACACTAAGTAGTGCAAAAACTAAAACATCCAAGATAGGAGTAATAATACGCATAATCCAATTACTATACTATCTTTGTTAGTTGAATACAAGTTTTTAATCATTTCCCATTTTTCTAACATTTCCATCTTCTCCTAGCCTGACAAATTCTTTTGTTTGGCGTTTTTTTACAATTAATATTATGCATTCTAGCCTGTCCTGCACTTCTAGCACAAAAAGACTTTCTGCGTTTAGCAGCTTTACTGCCTTTTTTTACTTTACCAGTTACAGCTGTTTTAAGCTTCGAACCTGGATTCATCCTTCTGTAGGCTTTTACCCCTGCAGCAGTCATACCAGCACCTGATTTGGTTGGTCTATAATTTTTTTTATTGCGCTTAGGCATACCGCCTTCAGCTAAACCAAACAAATCAAGGTCCTCGTAATAATTATCCATTGTCAGTATCAGCAGTCACTGGTGTAACAAAAACAGTAACAGATGTTACATTTGATATTGTTAAATGCATATCTGTTTTAAACACAATACCATCTAATGGTATATCTACCTGATATTGATCAGCAGCACTACTAGCAGGTGTTGTGATAACTAATTTTTGTGTACCACTTGCTCCACCATCTTTAAAAGTTAGAGTTCCTGCACTGGCATGACCAACATAATAGATTGATAATAATCTAGTTCTACCAGACTGTATTGTGCCTGTTGATGTTAACGTTTTTGCACCTACATCAGAGTTCATAATTTACTCCTATCTATCAGATGCAGCAAACATATAATCAATTGACGTTACTTTAGTGCCAGTAGCATTACCTGATAAAGACATTGCTGCTATAGTTAAAATTTCGTCACTTGGAATATTATCTGTGTGTGTTGCAACCAATTTTCTGTTTACAAAAAAATCAACTTTACCCGTGCTTTGACAACGAATACTTAATGTAACGTCAGTATCGTTCTCCATGTCAATACCTGAATCTGTTGAAGTTTCTGTGCCATCTTTTTCTGTTTTACATAGAATTGATGCATCTCCATCATCTTTTTGAAAAACAATACGATCAGTTGCAGCTAGCATATTCTCTGGATTAGTTGCAAAATTAATCGTAAAGCCAAAACATAAATCAGTGTCAGTTACATCAGATGTTCTTACTTTAGTTTCAAACCAAAGATCTTTGTTTGATTGTACTTGAAAGATTTCATTCTTTTGAATTGAAGCACCATCATTATCTGTTGTTGCCGTTGAATTTAAGTTTACTAAACCATTCAGTTGATCTGCTGCGATCGCTACAGACGCTCCTGAATCTTTTACGACAGTCCATCTATGACCTGTGTTTGAATCAAATCCGATTCTATCAAAGTCATCAAAGTAAACTACATAATCTGGGTTTTTATCAATTGGTAAATTTTCAAACCATTTCTTATCATTGTTTTTACCTGCGAAAAGAATTGGTCCTGTAAAATGTACTCCTGCCATTTTTTCTCCTAGTTGAAAAGATATAGTCCTCTAGGGTGTCTGCCAAGTCAGTCTATATCTAGTTTATATTATCTTGGTATTTATATTATACAAAAAAAAAGGGGACTCGTAAGTCCCCTCCTTTACTTTTATGTAGAAAAGATTTAAGCGGCTCCAGGTGAACCAAAAATACCTCTTGGATCTGAGAATCCAAAAGAATATCTTTCTCTTGCTTTAAATCTCACGTTACCTGTATCGAAGTCACCTTCAATAGCAGTTTTAATTGGACTTCTAACAAACATTTTCATGCCGTTAGGAGCATCTGTCATAATGAAGAATGCGTCAGTATCTGTTAAATAATGATTAATTCTATAACCTTGAGGCATCATACCCATAGAAGCCATAGCATTAATATCATTATCAGCAGTGCCGACTCTTTGAGGTGATCTCAAAATTCTTTCTGCGGTGAACTGAAGTTCTTTTGGAATGACCAGTTTTACACCTTGCATAGCAATTTTAAGTCCTCTCTCATCAACAAATGCAGAAATGTCAATTAAAGATTGCTCAAGTGATGTTTCAGATAAATCAGCAGCTGTAGAAAGTTCATTTCTAAACGTTCCACCAGTAGCTAACGGATGATCTGTCGCACACAACTCTTTACCATCACCTCCAGCAAAATTAGAATCAAATGCATTGTTAAGTACATTTGCAGCTTTTACTTGTTTAGTGTTAGCCATAGAGCGAGCAAGTGCTCGTGTATATCTTGCAGCTAATCTATCGTACAGATTATCTTCAATAGCTTCTTCTGTGATAGCGAATGCCATAGCAATGGTTTCGTGAGTGTATCTCGCAGTGAAAGATTCAGTTGCTTGGTCAAAAGTAACCGCACTACCCTCTTCTTTTACTGGAGCAGAACCAAAACCAGTTAGCATTACTTCTTCTTCAAAAGCTCTATCAGATGCTTCTGCAGTAAAGATCTCTGCATGTTCGTTTTCGTATCTATTATATTCTAAGCCAAAGAGAGCATTTAAACCTGGTTCTAACTCTTTGACCAATTGTGATCTTGAAATAGCCATATTTTATCTCCCTTATACCCCTGTATCCCCAGCAGCAGCTGGTGGATTCAGAAAATGGTTTTGAATACGAACAATCACGTTTGCGTTAGCAGCAGTGGTGTCCGAGTTGTTAACATCTTGGCTTATATCAACAGCTTGAAGTGGTATTGCATTTGTAGAGTCTGCAGTACTTGTATCAAGTTGTACTTTAGATATGCCGGTTGCTGTGTTCCCAGTTACGTTGGTAGTTTTGTAGCCAATGAACAGACCTGCTCTAGTAAAAGCTTCATCTGAGTCAACTAAAAACAACGTATTAGGATCATCAATTACATTAGCAACAATATCACTAGCATTAATACTACCAGGATAAAAATTACTAAAAGTTGGTTTCTTCGTAGTTGGATCAGTATAAAATACACCATTGAAAACACCAATTGGTTTAACAGCTCCACTACTAGCAGTCACGTCATATCTTTCAATATTCCCTGCTGCTACTGGAACCACCAAGTCACCTTGGAAAATAGCTGTTCCATAATTGGCTGCAATAGTATACCTATTCTGAGCATTATTCCACGGAGCACCATTTAGCGATTTATAAGGTCTTAGACCAAACTTTTCACTTACATTTGCCATAAAATATCTCCTTTAAAGGCATTAATATTACAGCGATGGCTTTTATCAAAAAACTATGATTTACGACCACCACCAAAAGTTACACGAGATTGTCTGTTAATATTAACAGGCATCTCTGGTCGTTGTTCCCTAAGAATGTCTTGATCTACGGCTTTCATTTGATCAGAAGTTTTATTTCTAAAATACTCCTTACGTGACTCAACAATTTCTTCAGGTATCCTTGCCAACACAAGGCCACCAACCCCGATTAACCCCTGATATGTTCCAGATCGAATTACTGGATAATCGTGACTGCCCAATTGATTTTCTATCTCTTCAGCTCTCACAAATTCCCAACCTTCCCTAAGTTTTTTAGATACATTACCAGTATCTTGGTTTCCCATAAACTCAGTTCTAATCCATCTGTGCACAAAACCTTTTGGTGCAGGAGGTGCATCCAGACTTGACGGAGGCGTCCAAGGTTTATTTCTTAAAGATTTTTTTTCCTCTGACGCGCGTGAGGTTCTATTTAATTTTTCATTCATACTTTTACTCCTTCACGTGTTTAGCGTATTCTTCTAGTGGCACTCCTAATTTTTTGGCAATAGCCACCTGTGATCGAGTGAGTTTCACAGTTCTGCGACCCTGTTGTTTCCTACCTGCCGAAGCCACAGTTTGAATAGGTCGTTTTTCACTAGCAAATTTAGTGGGATAATTATCCCTCATTTGTTTATCTATTTCATTGTAATATTCATCAGACTCTGGGTCAAACCCCTCTTTAATTAAATTCTCATGAATACCGTAGACAGTTGATGTCATATCTCTGTCATTTCCAAACCATTCGTTCTCTTCTGCCCATCTAGTTGCCTTGACTGATGGTTGAACAGTTGGTTGTGGAATTTGTTGTTGAGGCTGTTCTGCAACAGCTTGTTGTTCTTTTTCCTTTTTTTCTATTTCTTTTTTCTTGATATCTGCCTTAGCTTTTTCTACAGATAAATTAGTCAATTTATCATTACATTCCATTATTTTATCTGCATCATTGTCCTGTATGGCTTGTTTCATACTAGCTTTCACTTGTTCTCTTTCAGCTGCTATTCTTGCATCATACTCTTCAACAAATGTTTTATCTGTTTCGTATTGTTGTTTTTCTATATTAGAATACTTAGCTTGTAGACCTTTTGCATAATCCAAAGCTGCTTTTTCTCTTCTTTCGGCTTCTCTGTATTTTCTAGTAAGCTTGTCAATTCTTTTTTGAACGTTTTGTGAAACGTCCTCTAAATTATCAGTTTTAGCTAATTCTGGGTCAGATGTATTTGCAGCATCTTCAACAACTTTAGCTTTTGTATCTGTTGCGATTGGATCGGTATAACCCAAATCTACATCTATCTTTTCAGGTTTTTCTTCTTTTGGTTTTTCCTGAACAGTGACGTTTTCTTCATTTACATCATCAGTGTCAATCTCTACTTGATTTTGATCATTCATAATTACTCCTTAGAATAATGCGAGGATATCCTCGGGTTTGTTAATAGTTCCTATAATTTCATCATCGTTTAAAATACGATGTTCACCATAAGCTGTTTTAAATCTAGAGCCAGCATATCTGCCATAAACTACAAATTGTCCTTCTTTACACCAAGGTCCAGATGGAAATTTTTCTTTATCCATGTAACACAAATCGCCCATTTTGACTACATAACCAACAACAGTTGTCATTTCTATCGTTTCTTTAGTTTTTTCTGATAAAATTACTCCACCTTTGGTTTTATCTTTACCAGCATAAGGTTTTATAAGTATTCTATATCCAACAGGATTAGGTAATACTTTTAGGTAGTCTTCTATTTCTTTTTTTGTGCGTGGAATTTTGATTTGTTCTTTGTCTTCAACAAATCGTTCAGGTTTGATCAATGTCATCTACACTATCCTCTCTATTTTGCAGGTCTTTTAGATCCTGAAGCACAGCTTCTAATGCTGCGAGCTTACCTTTAGCATAATGTAGTTGTTCTAGTTTGTCTATACCATAGCATATATCTTCTTTTGTTTTATCTATTTCTTTACGTATATAGTGTCTTACGCTTTGTAATGTTCCAATATCAAGCATGTCTTAAATGATGTTTAGGTCCTAATTTTTTTCTATGAATCTTACCTTTTTTATTATACCTTCTTTTGTTTCTTTTGGTAAATGTTATTTCTCTCTTGTGAATTCTCTTTGGCATATTTTTTAACTAATTTAGGGTTTTTTACCACAGGTGACTTATATTCTCTAATCCTTTTTTTCGGAAATTTATTATTATCGTGCCTTTTGTGGCGTATAAATATTCCCTTTTCCTCTCCAGTCACGTTTATCTCCCCTTGGCACAGATATCTGTTTTTCACAAGCAAAGTCACTATGTGTATTGATAACCATTTCTTCCTTGTCAGTGCAAACATAAAAACATTTCACACTGTCCTCTCCAAAAAAAGGTTCTACATTTTTTTCTTTAGTTAATCTGCAAGTTACTTGATATTGATTTCTATCATCATACAACCTAGCATTACCTGCCCATTTCTCTTCTGCTTCTAACGGCATACAAACTAAATAACAGATTATACTTTGCGATATCCCCATCTGTTTTCTGAAATATCCCATACTCTACCTGTCATTTTTGGTATTTTGACAAAAAAGTTTTTCTTTAACTGTAAAATATCTTTTGTTAATAACATACTTACCTCCACCTTTAATTGTATTTTATTTTTTTATTTTAGCAATACCTTTAAGCCCAAATGATCCTGCTATTGATGCCAAAATTCCATATGATATCCAATCAGGACAATCGTTTTTAAGAAACAAAAAACCTTGTTGCATATAAGGTTGAAGTGCAGGGACGAAGGATGCAAAAATTATAGCAATAAACGTCAGAGTCCAGGCTTCGTCTTTCCATGAATTGTCACTTGCGGACATAGCTTTATCCTCCCAAGAACCATCTTTTTCTATTTTGGTTTTTGTTGCTTCTAATTTTGTTAATTCTACTTGTGATTTGAGTTGTGCTTTTTTTTGCTTGCCCTCTATCCATGTCTTTGCCAAAC